AATGGTGTTAAAGGTTTAAATAATGGTGCTTTTACTAATAGAACACTTACAAACGGTGATTTAGGTATTAATTCAGATTACTACGCATATTTAGAAGCTATTTGGACATTTAAAAACCCAGAAGCAGTTAATATTAATGTGTTTGCAACTCCAGGTATTGATACGTTTGATAACAGTAACTTAATTGAGGCTGCTATTGAAATGGTTGAAACTGATAGAGCTGACTCATTATATATTTTAACAACCCCAGATACAAATGCTGGTGGTGAGGTTATGTCAGCTGAAGAAATTTCAGATTTCTATTCTGATGGTTCTTTCGATAGTAACTACTCATGTACTTATTGGCCATGGATTCAAGTAAACGATACTGAAAATAATGTTTACATTTGGATGCCGCCAACAAGAGATGTAGTTAGAAACATCGCGTTAACTGACAACATTGCATTCCCATGGTTTGCTGTTGCTGGTATTCAAAGAGGTGATGTTGACTGTATTCAAGCTCGTAAAAAACTTACTCTTTCTGAAAGAGATGCGTTATACGAAAATAGAGTTAACCCAATTGCAACTTTCACATCAGATGGTGTTAAAATCTGGGGTAATAAAACTCTTCAAGTTAAAGAATCTGCTCTTGACAGAATTAACGTTAGAAGATTATTATTACAAGCTAGAAAACTTATCTCTGCTGTTTCTATCAGATTGTTATTCGAACAAAACGATAGTGTTGTAAGAAATCAATTCTTATCATTGGTTAACCCAATCTTAGATAACATTAGAGCTGAAAGAGGTCTTACAGACTTTAGAGTGGTTCTTTCAAATGACCCAGAAGATATCGATAGAAATCAACTTACAGGTCAGATATTCTTGAAACCAACTAGAGCGTTAGAGTTCATCCAATTAGAGTTCGTAATTATGAACACTGGTGCATCTTTCGATAACATCTAATAAAAAATAAACAAAACAAAAAGGCTTCCTTAGTGGGAGCTTTTTTTGTTTTATAAGATATTTATGTTAAACAACTATTATGAAGCTTATAATTACAGAAACACAATACAATAGACTTTTTTTAAACGAAGAAAAAGAAGTATCGTTCAATTTTGATAATGACACCATATTGGCGTTCGGAAAATTAATTGGATTACCAATGAAAGGTCAAAACGGTTTTTTAGCTGATAGAGCGTTAGATAACCAAGAAGTATTATCTAAGATTTATTCAATTATGACAAATGTTAATGAGAAGAATAAAATTATCGATGATTTGGGGAATAAAGGTATGGTTGATTCAGATAAAAAACTACATGATAATATTGAATCAATCGTTACAAATTTTAATAAATATTCAAAGGATAAAACATTAAATTTGGATACCGTGTTAAATAAAATACTTAGAAAATAACGTTAATAAATGTGTTTTTAAACACTTAAAGATATTTATAAATAAAACAGTATATAATGAAAAAAAAATTAATCTTAACGGAACAACAACATATTTTAATTGTTAACCAAATCCTTAAAGAAACAGTAGAAAAACTTAATGTTTTGGAAACTGAAGGAAGACTTAATGAAGGGTTTTTAGATTCGGTTAAGTATGCTTTATCTAAATTAGGTAGATATAAAGCTGGTGGTAAAATATTTGGTAAGGGTAAAGTGGATACTGCTTATGCTGAAAAAATAAAAAACATTATCGATAAACAAGGTAATGAAATGATTAGACTATTAGATGCTAAAATAAAAGAAACAAACCCTGAATTCCCTAACAACGAAGACCCACAATTATTCTTAACAACTGTTATGGAAATAGCAGCTGTTTATGATTCAATTGTTGCAGCTACTAAAAAACAACCAAACGAAGAAGGTTACATGCCAGTTGATGTTGCAAATGGTGTGATTAATGATTTAAGAGATTATGTCAATAAATTTTTAGATGTTGATATAACCGCTGCTTACAGTGTTACGAATGAAGGTGAAGAACCTCAAGAAGATTTGTTATCTGAAGAAGAATTACAACAAATTGATGAATATTTTGGTTTAAACGAAGCTGTTCCATCTAGAAGAGATGGTGGTCAAATGGGTACCACAAATCAAGACCCGCAAGTTAGTGGACAACCTAGTGCTGGTAATTATAGAAAAAATCAAGACGTTCAAGATGTTGATTATGAAGATGTAGAAGATAAAAAACAATTAAACGCAAAAGACGTAAGAGCTGGTTTAAAAGCAAAAAGAGGTGATGGTGAAGATTTTGCTAGTACAAGAATGGATACGCTTAAATCTAACAAATTACCATTAACACTTGCTGGTGTTGGTGCTTCTTTAGGTGCTTTTTCATGGTTAGTAAATACTGAATGGTTTAAAAGTTTATTTGATGTAGTTACTAAAAACCCATCTATAGAAAATATCAAACAAGCTGTTCAAGAAAAAACAGATGTATTTGCGTCAATAAAACCTGGAGAAGGTATGACTCAAATAATGAATAGACTTAATGGTTTAAATCTTAATGCTAATTCTAGCCCTCAAGATTTTCTTAATGGTGTTAAACAATTAGGTGGTGGTGATTTAAATGCAGGTATTGACGCATTAACACAACAAGGTGGTGTATTTAAAGACCCAGCTTCAGCTAAAAAAGTATTAGAAGCAATTGCTCAAAACCCAAATTCTTATGGTAATAATTTAGGTCAAATGTTCCAAGGTGAGTGGGCTGGTACTGGAAAACAAGTTGGTGACATGCTTGTCACTCAAACTGGTGGTGGTTTAAAAGGTATGATTGTAAACACTATTATTAAAGCTGTTCCAAAATTGGTAATCAAAACTGGTATAAAAACAGGTGCTGGGTTAGCAGTAGCAAAAGGTTTTGGTGCTATTTTAGGTCCTATAGGTATTGGCGCGTTAGTTACTGGTGCTGTAGTTAAATTAATGAGAATGAAAGGTCAGAAATCATCTAGAGCTGCAACTCTTAATGATTTGTATCAATCTTTACGTAATATTGAAGGTGGTATTGGATTAGTTGAACCAGAAGGGGAAACAACTAACGGTGAAACTGGAACACAAGATGGTGGAGCTGGAACACAAGATGGTGGAGCTGGAACACAAGATGGTGGAGCTGGAACACAAGATGGTGGTAACACTGGTGGTGGAAGACAAGGTGGTGTATCACCAGATTCTAAAACTAATTTATATAACAACCTTAAAAATCTTTTCCAATTTATTGTAAATAATAAAAATACAATGGGTACTAAAACACAATACAATACTGGTACTGGTGTTGGAAAACAGTCAGCACCTTTGGCTGAAGGAAAGTATATAAATGATAAGAGAGTTATCCAATATTTATCAAAATCATTACCTTTTGATAAGTTAAAGAATTTTGAAAATTTATTAACTAGAGTTGAAATAATGAGAAACTCTCTTAAAAAAATGGGCACTACAACTGGTGATAAGAATTTAGATAATTTTTTAAAACAATTAGATTCTAACCCAATTATGCTTACAAATTTTCAAGAATTAATGAAAGTTAACCCTTCTAACCCTCAAGATGTTAATCAATTATTATTATTCATTAAAGAAGTGTTATTAGCTGTTTATTCTGGTAACTATAAATTTGGTGGGATGGTTGATAAAATGTCTACTTTAGGTGGTGGAAACATAAATAAAGTTTCAGAAGAGGAAATTGATGAAGAAGCTGGTTATTCAGCTTCACAACCAAATAAATCTTTTACTAAAGATGCTAGTAGTAGAAGAACATTTAAAAATAATCTTGTTAAATTTTTAGGTGTTGCTATGAATATGTTCCAATATTTACATAAAACACAAGGTGGTCAAATTGCTAGAAAAGACACGACTAACAATTATACCGCACCTCAAAGAACAACACCTAGACCTCAAAAACAAGAACCTGTTAATACAACACCTAAAGGTACTGCCGCTAGAGTTAGAAATAAAAAAACAAATTCTGGTGACCCTAACCAAACAAATTTAAATTTAAAAGAGAGTGTTGAATTAATGGAAGAATTAAAAAGAATTAAAAAAATTATGTTAAGTTAATGGAAAAAAACAAATTTTAACATATTTATAATAAAACAATAAAATATTTTTAAAAACTGATAGAAAATGGCTGATTTATTAATGAAAATGCCCCTACCATACGAGCCTAAGAAAAAGAATCGTTGGTTAATTACATTTCCTGCTGATTTAGGTATCCAACAATGGTGGTTATCTTCAGCATCTAGACCTTCAATAACACAAAATGAGGTTGAGATTCCTTTCCTAAACACATCTACATGGGTTATTGGTAGATTTACTTGGGAAGCAATTGACGTTACATTCCGTGACCCAATTGGTCCTTCTGCTACTCAAGCAATTATGGAATGGGTTCGTCTTCACTCTGAATCAATCACAGGTCGTCAAGGTTACGCTGCTGGTTATAAAAGACCAGTTGAGTTAGAAATGCTTGACCCTACTGGTGTTGTTATTGAGAAATGGTTACTTGATGGTACTATGCTTACAAACGTTGGATTTGGTGACTTATCATTCGAAGATGACGGTATCGCTGAGATTACCGCAACTCTTAGATTTGACAGAGCAATATTATTATTCTAGTATTTGTTTACACAAAAATAAAAGCCTCTTTTATAGAGGCTTTTTTATTTACAAAAAAATATGTATTGTTATATTTATTGTTAAAGAGTTTTAAAATGAAAAACAACAAACACAAAAAACAAAAAACAGTTTTAAGTGGTGATACTATTGAAATCAAACAAATGAATGGTAATTCTACTTTTTTAAAAAAGACAAAACCTATTGGAAATAGATTAGAAGATTCAAAACATTTAGATGGGGAATACGCTAAATCTATTGATGATTTTTTGGAAAAGAGAAAATATGAAGTTCCATTATACGACCCACAAACTGGTGAACCAAATCCTAAATACGAAAAATTAACAGGAAAGAAAAACCCATTATTAAACGCGCCTAGGTTGTTAAATCAAAGTTTTAAAGAATACAAACAAAAAAATAGATTTTTGGTTAACTTACCAAAAGAATTTGGTATTGATATTTGGGATATTAAATTTACCAATAGACCAACAATTTATTTAACACCAAAAAAATTTTTAGGGATAACTTATGGTTATAAGAAAATGTATTCTGAAATAAATATTGAAATTAACGAAGGATTACAAAACAACAATAACATATTATTAAATTTATTGGAAGATAACCATAAGTTTAACTTTGAAATTGAAGAAGTAGACCCTACTGGTATAGTGATTAACAAATTTAATTTATATGATTGTTATATAACTTACCTTAGTTTTGGTGATTTAGATTATAAATCAAATGAAATAAATAATATTATGTTATCAATTAGTATTGGTAGATTAGAAATAAAATAAAATAATTAAATTATGTCAGATATTAAACCAAATGTTTTTCCAAACAATCAACCACAAAAACCTAATTTAACCGAAGCTGAAAAATTAGCAGCTTATGAAGCTGAAAAAGCCATGGTTACTAACGAAATTTATTCGTCTCAAATGCAAACAGACACACCTTATGAACATATGAGTGCGATTGAACAAATGAGACATAGAACTGAAGCTCAATTAAAACAAAGACAAGACATTGGTGTTGTTAAAGACCCTTCATTATCAGAAAAAACCAATACTAGAGTATTTCAACAACCAACTAAAGAAGACAACAACGAAGAACAAATTAGACTTAGAGATGAGCAGTTAAAAAAGAATTTACAACAAACTCAGAACTATCAACGTTTATCTCAAGAAGCTATGGATAGAAATAAAGAATATTACGAACAAAAAACAATGGAAAATAAACCAAGTTATCAACCACAACCTAGTAGTCCTGTTATTAAAGATAAGACTACTTATACATCACAACAAGCAATAGACCCATACATATTAGAATTGAGTCAACCAAATTATAACGCACCTTTTGATGTTATTCCTTTACCTTCTAAGGGTAAATTATATAGAAATAAAAAACAAAATGTAAGATTAGCTTATATGACAACGGCTGATGAAAATATTCTTACTAGCCCTAATTTATTAAAAAGTGGTGAGTTTTTAGAAATTCTTATAAACAGAAAATTATTAGAACCTGAATTACGTTATAAAGATTTATTACCAGGGGACCGTAACGCAATCATGCTTTGGCTTAGAGCAACAGCTTATGGTGAAATGTATCCAGTAACTTTATTGGATGAAAAAGATGAAGCTTTTGAAACGGAAATAAATTTAAATGAACTTAAAACAATTGAATTAAACGTTGAACCAGATGAAGATGGTTTATTTAATTTTACAATGCCATTAAGCAAAGCAAATGTTAGGTTTAAATTATTAACATGTGGTGATATTGATAATATTGAAGAAATGTTAGAGAGAGATAGTGAAAACAATATTTTGGTTAACAACGCGAATACTTACAAATTAGAAAAAATGATTATTGAAGTTAATGGTGATACCAATAAAACTATGATTAGAGATTTTGTTAATTATATGAGAATACAAGATTCAAAAGAATTCAATAAATTTGTTGAATCTATTGAGACTGGTATTGATTTAGATATTGAGGTTGGGACTCCTGGAGGTGGGTCCATAAAAACCTTTCTTCCCCTTAACGTCAGATTTTTTTGGCCTGACTTCCGAGTATAAACCAATTGTTTTGGAAGAAACTTTTATCGTTATGCAACAATTAAAAACACCTTATATTGACGTAATGTCAATGCCAGTGTATGAAAGAAGGTTTTTTATTAATTTATTATTAAACCAACATGAAAAACAGCAACAATACATTGAAGATAATGCGGGTACAACAAATTCAAACGCTAAGGGTTCTAGAAAAACAAAAATATCTGGAGATGCTTTAAAATCAAAAATGAAATCTGGAGAAATTCCATTAAATTAATTAATCCCCATTTTTGGGGATTTTTAATTTATAAGATATTTATAAATAAAAACACATCATGAGTAAAAAAATAATAATTAAAGAATCACAATATAATAAAATATTGTTGTTATTATCTGAGAACATAACAAATAATTTAAACGTAGATGATATTATAACAATTATTGACGTTAATGATAATCAATATGAAATAAATATTGAATCAATTGTTGATGACTCAGTTTATGGTAAAGACCAAGATGGGTTTGATATAATTATTAAATCTATTGACAGTGTCAATAATGAAATAAAATTTATTAAAAATGAAAATAATAACCAAGTTGAAAAAATATTAAATTTTAAAAATATAAAAATTTCTAAACCTGAAAAAAACTCTGAAGATGTAGATTCAATTGGTGAAAAGAATAATGACGAATTATTTAAAAAATATTATCATGATATTATGAATGACCCTCGCCTAAAAAAAGCATTTTATACAGCACCTTCTTTATGGAATTATTTTACAGCAGCGTTAACAAATAAAAAAGCTAGAGGTACTGGTATATTACCAGCATATGATTTAATAAATAAACATTATAATAGTAGAATAGAACAAAAATTACCAGGTTTTACAGATAAAGAAAATAAAAGAGCAGCTTTTTATCTTTTAGATACAGTTATAATACGTTATAGAGAACTAAATGGTAGGGAAAATGAATTAACTATGGAACCTAAATATTATAAAGCAACAGTTAAACAATATGAAGCTGGTTTAGGTGATGTTAAAGTTTTGACATACAGAAGCTCTGGTGGTAATTTTGGTTTTAAATTAGCAGTAAAAAAACCTACTGGTGATAGACCAGACGAATATTATTGTGATATATATGTGAATAATAATAAAGTTGAAGAAAACAAATATGTTGCTAAAAATGTTAAAGTAAAATTTATAAATTCAGATGGTTATTCATCTTATGATAATTTAAAAAAATATAGATAAAAATGACACCAGAAG